GATGTCGCCGACGGCGTGTTCAAGCCGATCACGCCGGAGCAGATGCGGAAAATGGCGGCGAAAAAGGGGCTGAAACGCATGGAAAAAGCCCCAGAAACAGAACCACCTCCGCCAGAAGAAAAAGATTACTCGGAAGTCATCAGAGTGCTGAAAGAAAAAGGGCTTCCGATCCCGGAAAGGTATTTGTGATGAATCCCAGGGCATCCTGCATCCTGGCGGACGTGTATATGAAAGGAGACGAAATGGCCATATCCACGGTAGTGACTCTGTTCAAACGGGATTTCGATGTCTTGTTTGAATGTGATGACGATGTAAAAAGCTGTAAGTATGCTGTATGCGAAGAAATGCCGCCAACGGACAGTAGTAAATGCAGCTTCGAAAGAGGTCTGCAATGTCAGAATGTACACGTCAGACTCAGGGCTGTGAATGCCCTGATACGACGATTGCGAAACAAAAAGAAAGAACTGGAAGAGGATGAGTTCCTTACGTTCTGACAATTCCGGAAAGGTATTTGTGATGAATCCCAGGAAGCTGGCGGAGGAGACACTGTGTGAGAAAAGCAAATGATTCAATACATAATATTTGCATTGAATCGCAACAGACCGCGCTGGAGACAGCCGCACGGCGGGGATATGTTCTTCAAGTTGGCGTTTATAGACGAACGCCGACTCGAAGAAATCGCGAGGAAATGCGGATACGAACCATCTTATGTTAAGAATGCCTGAGATGAGAGAAAAGGGGAAAGTATCTATGTCCTCCTGTTGTGACAAATGCGGTGGCTTCCTGGATCGGGAATGGCCGGGGGCTGATCCGTTTGAATCGTATTGCACGGCGTGCTGGGACGCACTTTACGCCACAATACGGGAAAGGGAAAAAGGATATGACTACGGAGGAAAAGCTTGCCTGGGCAGAGGCGCTTATCTCCCAGGGGGTGAAGTTAATGAACCCGGAGCAACTGGGGCAGTGGAGCGGCGTCAGGGCTTGGCAGGAAACGCCGATTGATCATCACTTGGAAAAAGTCGTGGCGGCACAGGACGCGGTGATTGCTTCCCAGAAGGAAGTTATTGCCCTGCTGCACACTGCAATAAAAAAGCCATAAAAAAACCCCGGCGATCTTCAAGATCACCGGGGTTTTTTCTTTTCAGAAATTTCCCTGTGCCACTTGGAAACAGGGGATTTTGTGTTTTCGCCACATCGCCACGACGACGTCCCGGTCGTCGTAGATTCAGAGCAGTCTGTTCCGATCGCCAGCACCCCCACAGCGGGCGTCAGAGCGAAAAAAATAATCAGCGGCTTACAAACAAGCCCCGTTTCCATGTAGGAATATCTGGAAACGGGGCTTTTTTTATCTTTCCTATCAGTTCGCTTGACATATATATCCTTTAAGCATATATATCTTTTAAGCAACTATATCCTCCAAGGATATAGTTGCCAAAGATCACTATGACGACAACATGAAAAGGCATATATGGCATTCCCGCTTCTTTCAGCCCTCAAACTGTTTTTCGACATTTTCTCCTCGGAAGGCGCAAAGACGATCTGGACGTGGATGATCGGCGCAAAAGTCCGTTCCCGTGTCCGGTGGGCCTTTACGACGATGCTGTCCGGCATTATCGTGAAATTTCCCCTGATCGCCGTCGCAACATGGATCATCATCCGTGGAAAAGTCTGGTGGTTCGATATCGGAAAAAAGCTTCTTTGGAAGCATCCCTGGTTTATGGAAAACTACAGCTTTCTGTCTCTCGTCCATTTCATAGACGCTGTGTATATTTCGTTCTGGCTTGTTGTCTTGTTTGGCGTTATGTCCGTAATGATGCGGTATAAAAGCCGCGGGGAAATTCTGAAAATAACGACACACGAATTTCAGCTTGAGAGGATGAAAGCCGAGCTTGAGAGAAACTACAACATGGCCCGTGCCGTGATGGACATATCACCAAATTCCGTAGTCATTCTTGACGGTGAACTGGTGATACAATACGTGAATCCCGGATACCAGGACCTTGCGCAAAAATTCGACCTGGACAAAGAACCTGTCGGGAAGTCTTTTTTTCATGTCTTCTGGTATCTTATCCCGATACGCCGGAAGATTATCGCCTCTTTTTCATGCACCTGCAAGACTTCTTTCAAGGAAAACGTTGAGATCGGCAGGGGGCAGTTTTACAGCATGGAGATTATGAAAGTCCCGGTGATCGTAAACGGAAACACAGAGGAAGTCGTTGTGTACCAGGTGCTTCTCGGAGAAGCCTGTGACTGAGGAAAAAAAGAGACATCATCCGGGCAGCAGGGGATATCCCACGCGTGTGATTGAGCGGGCCCGTGATTTGTTTTGCTTCCAGGGCCTGAACGACACGGAGATCACTGCCCAGATTAACGAGGAATTCGGAATCGAAGTGCATCGCACAACGATTCGGAACTGGGCGAATCGGAAGCGGTGGAGCAAATTCAGCAGGGAGCTCGAAGCCCTGAAAGATCAGACGCCGTTCAAGATGCTCCAGCTTTTCGACAATCTCCTGGACGCCTGCACCGAGGGCGCAGACTGGCAGAAAGTCAATCAGACGATCCGTCTGGGGGACATGCTCGGCATGTTCGATTTTTCCAAAGACCGCCAGGAGAAAGCCGACCTGGAAGCCGATATGCCACGAATATTTCTGGAAAATCTGCGGTTCATCATCAGCGTGCTGAAAGAAAGGGACCCGTCCGCCCTGAAAGGGCTTGAGCGGAATTTTGACATCCTCATCAACGCTTTCAAAGACAGGCATAATGAAAAAACGGCCTAATTTAACAGAGAATCAGTTCGACCGCTGGGCGGGTGAGCTTCGGGAATGGATACAGGATTCTGTGTCCCCTTTCGAGAATGACACGCCCACGAAACAAAAGCGTCGAATCACGAGGGCGAAAAACGATAAGCTCTTTTTCATGAAGACTTATCTGCCGCACTACTTCTCTGTGAAATTCGGGGAGTTCCACAAAGAGTGGGCGGAATTCGGAGCCATGAGAAACGACGTGGCCCTGATCGCAGCCCCCAGGGAACACGCCAAAAGCACGTTTTTCACGCTCGGCGATCTTGTTTACGATGCCTGTTTCAGCCTTCGCCATTTCATACTTGTCGGTTCCGACACGCATGATCAGGCCACGGCATTCGTGTTGGCGATCCGCCTGGAATTCGAGGACAACAGACGCCTGAAACACGACTTCGAGCTTGTTCCCGGGCGCACATGGAAAAACGACGAGTTCGTAATCAACGATCTCAAATACATGGCACGGGGCAAAAAAGACAAATGGCGGGGGCTGAAGTTCGGGCCGTGGCGTCCGGACAAGGCTGTCCTGGATGACTGGGAGAATGACGAGAACGTCCGTAATCCCAGGCTTGTGCAGCAGGGCCGGGAACTGATTCAGGGGACAATCCTCGGAGCGATGGGGGACGGCTTCGCCTGTATCATGATCGGCAATCTGTTTCATCCGAAATCCGTGATGTCTCAGATGATTTCTGAAAAAGATGAGGCCGGAAAGCCCCGATACCGCTCGAAAATCTACCGGGCCGTCCTGGATGCCGGCACAGAGAACGAGCGTCCGCTGTGGCCTGCGCTGTGGAGCCTGAAACGGCTGGCACAGAAGAAGCATCTCATGGGCAGCAGGGCGTTCAATGCGGAGATGATGCAGCTTGTCTCCGACGAAGACAGCCCGTTCAAAGAAGAATGGTTCCGCTACTATCAGCGTTCCGACATCAGTGGCGTAGAACTCGAAACCGCCACATTCGTGGATCCGTCAGCCAAGAACAACGAGGGATCAGATTATAAGGCTGTCATCACTGTGGCCCTGGATCGGAATGAAATGAAATTCTACTGCCTCCACGCCTGGATTCGCAGGGCATCTGTGGGGGAGATGTTTGCGGCCGCTTATGCGCAGCATGAGGCATACGCCAGCCGTGTCGGTATAGAGGAAAACATGTTCAAGGACTTTCTCCACGAAGCCATTCAGAATTATGCGAGGCAGGCCGGCCAGTATCTTCCCTGGATCGCCGTGCATCACACGGCCAATAAGGAAGGCCGGATTATCGGCACTTTGTCCTATCTCGTGGAGTATGGGAAACTGCGATTCGAGCAGGGCCATTCGGATCAGGATACGCTCGTGGAACAGCTTGTGTATATCCTGAACAGGAACGTCCACGACGATGGCCCGGACGCCCTGGAAGGGGCGGTAAGTCTGCTCCAGGGATGCGGCCCGGCCATGCAGGGGCAGAAGGAGCCGCCAAAACGAAAAAGAGAATCTGTCAGACGCGGCGGATTCGGGAGGCTGACGCGTGGCAGGTAGTATCCGAAATGCAATTGCGAAAGTATTCGCTCCGAATATGCTGACGATAGACGAGGCCAGGGCCATGCTTTCTGAGGAAGTTCAGAAAGTTCGCCAAAGCTTCCCCGTGAATTACGAATTTAATCCGCCAGGATATCGGAAAGTTGTGGGATGGGGCCAGGCATCGGGGCAGCGACGGGATATGCAGGTCATCTCCCAGATGGCCATGTTTGAGATGGCCTACACGCTGTATGACCGCAGCGGCCTTGTGAAACGCTTTGTTCAGGACACTCGGAACTTTGTGCTGGGGGAAGGCGTGACGTTTTCCGTGGAAGGCGATGACAGCAGAGAAGCAGCGGAATGGCTTCAGAAATTCTGGGATCATCCCATGAACCGGATGCCGCTGCGACTCAAGAAGCGTGTCGAGTTCTTCGGACTGCTCGGAGAGCAATGCTGGCCCGTTGTCGTAAATCCAATCAATGGTGAAGTCTGGATGTCCTACGTGGATCCACAGAACATCGTGGACGTTGAGACACTGATGGATTTCCCCGAAATCCCGTCAAGCGTTCGTCTCTTTGGCCGAGATGGGGGCCATGGAAAGCGTATGCCAGTTGTGCGAATGTCCCCGGATATTCGGAAGCCGGAATTCGGCCGGCTTGTAGGAGAATGTTTCTTTTTCTCCGTGAATAATCCCCCGAACGATCCCCGCGGCCGTTCCGATCTTGTGGCGATTTTCGATTTCCTTGACACATTCGAGGAAGGGCTTTTCGACGAGTTGGATCGCCTGAAGCTCGTGAAGTCTTACATTTGGGACGTTCTCGTCAAGGGGGCGGACGAACAGAAAATACAGGAATTCATGGAGAAAACAGAGACGCCCCAGCCAGGTTCCATGCGAGTCCACAATGAGAATGTGGAATGGAACGCTGTGGCTCCCGATCTGAAGACAGCGGACAACAAGGCGTTCTTCGACATGATGAAGACGTATCTGTCCGCGTGTACAAATCGTCCGGACAGTTGGCTTGGCAGTGGCGGAAAAGCTTATCAGACAGAGGCCGATCTCATGGGAGAGCCTACATATAAGGCCCTGAATGATCGGCAGGATATTATCCGCTTTGCAATTCACGATGTCCTGACGTTCGTGCTGGATCAGGCTATTCTGCACGGATCCGTGAAAGACGGAAATTACAAAATCAGTGTGGACATGCCGGAAATCTCCGCAAAGGACACGAACAAGCTGGCCACTGCGCTGACGCAGATCACGTCCGCGCTGATGCTCGGAGAGCAGCAAGGATATATCGCCAAGCAGGATGCCGCAAGAATCTACTGCGGCGTGGCCAGCCAACTCGGAGCGGAAGTCGAGCCACCCGAAATCGACGACGATCCGAACATGACAGAGGACTATCGCAATGACGCCACGAGAGAGCGCATTTCAGACGATGCTGGAATCCCTGATGGGGAACATCGGGACGATGACGCAGAAGAAGTCTGAGGCCGTCTCAGGGCTTCTGAGCGATGCCAGAAAGGAAGTCGCATCGCTGATTGCCTCCACAGAGTGGGAGGCGTATCGGATCACGGAGTACAAGGCCGCTGTGGATCGGATCACCGAGGCATTCGCCAAGTCTTACGGCGGCATGCTTTCAGAATCCCTGGGCATCGTGTGGGATGCGGGGGCGGATGTCGTGGCCATGCCCCTGGGGGCGGCGGGCATCAGCATCGCAGCCCCGGAAATCAGCATGACGGCATTGGAGATCATGCAGGGCTACTCTGCCGATCTCGTGACGAATATCGCCGATGATCTGCGAAAGCGCATCAATGCTGAGATCAGCATGGGCGTGATCGGAGGGAAAACGCCATTTCAGGTGATGACCGCCATCGGACGCAATCTGAGCGATCCGAGTGTGTTCAAGACGATTTCAACACGGGCGGAGACAATCCAACGCACGGAAATGGCACGGGTTTTTTCCAATGCAAGAGAATCCCGGATGAAGGCCATTGAGAACACAGAGCCGAAAATCCGACTGATGAAAAAATGGATACATTCCGGCAAGGCGAACTATCGGGCTTGGCACAAGAAACTGAATGGCGTCGAAGTCGCCAGAAATAAGAACTTTCCCGGAGGCATCCCTTATCCGCACGCCCCGGTTCTGGCCGCAAAGGATGTCGTCAACTGCGGATGCGTGCATGTGCTGAGTTCCCCGGACTGGGGAAAACTGAGCAAGGATTTCGAGCCGGTGGATGTGCTGCCAAGAGCAGAGGAGATACAGTAGTGGAGACACTGAGCATACAAGACATCGTGGCCCTGATGGAAAAACACGAGACGAGCGAGCTCGCGTTTGAGGGCAGGTGTGCAGACTGCGAAAAGAATGTCTGCGTGGTCGTCACAGACAAGGGCAACGGTGAGATCATGGTAACAGGCGGAGCGGCATACGGCAACGCGGGCACGGAGACATTCCGGGCCAAGTGCGACGTGTGTTTCAATCGTCGTAAATCCCTGCGATTCCAGGAATGCGACGTGTATAGCCGTGTTGTCGGCTATATGCGCCCAGTCCGTCTGTGGAACGAGGGGAAACAGGCCGAATTCCGAAACCGGAAGATGATGCGGCCCGGAACGGAGGGATAATCGTCGTGGCGGATATCAGCTTCTCCCCAGCTTACGAATGGCTGACTTCCGCACTTATGGCAAGATCGGATTTCGTAGGGCTTTCTATAGATGCGCATGTGAAAGTGACCGGGGGAGCGGATGGCAAGCCTTATGATGTCTTGGAAATTGTGAAATGCTCCAGCGTGGATGTCGTGTCACGACCTGCGGCTGGGGGAAAATTTGTGCGTGCCCTCGCGGGCAACACAGGAGGAGATGAAGGAATGACAAAAGAACAGCGAGAGGCTCTTCTGAAAAAGGCGCGGGAGCATCGGCCTCAGTTGTTTGAGGGCAAGGACATCGCAAATATGAGCGATGATGAAGTCCTTGAAGTGGCTCAGATGGCGATGGAACCGCAGAAGGAAGATGAAGAGAAAAAGAAGAAAGGAAAAGAGGAGACGCCTGACGACAAGGACGCCAAACAGTCGTCTGATGCCACGGAAACAGTGGATATGAAGACGATGCAGGATGTTCTGAAAGAATTCGAGGCCCGTGCCAAGTGTGAGCGTCTGCTGGACAAGACACTGGACGGCGAAACAACGCTGCCAGACTTGGCGAAGTCCCGCGTGCGGGAGAAGTTTGACGGCAAGATTTTCAGGGCTGATGAACTCACGGCAGCCGTGAAGTCGGAGAAAGAGTATCTTGCCAAGATGTCCGTTCCCGGATTCGAGAATATCGGGGATCAGTCCCGGGCGAATGTCGGGCCGGGAACGCTCGAAAAGATCAGAATGGGCGTTGATCTGATGTTCGGCCTCGGTGAGGAGGATGTGAAAACACTCGCAAAGGCACGGACGCTACACGGCGAAAGAATTTTCCCGAATATCACGGTCAAGCAGGCCGAGAACTACGGCGATGCGGACCCGTTCCACGGAATCGGAGAACTGTACGCCACGCTGACGGGAGACACGGCAATGGAAAATCGTTTTTTTCCGTCCCGGCTTTCAGCGGAACTCCGAGCGGCTCAGGGCCTTGACTCCGGCACGTTCTCATATGTGCTGGGCGATTCTATGTATCGTCGCCTGATGAAAGACTACACGGCGCCGAATTTCCGTGAGAACTTGCTGATTTCTAACCGAAAGTCAGTGAAGGATTTCCGAAATCAGGAAATCATCAATGTCGGCTATTTCGGAGACCTGGAGGATATTGATCCGGAAACACAGGACTACAACGAGATCAGCGTGCCCGATGATGAACGCCAGCTCTATGCCATCGGGCAGAAGGGCATCATCCTGTCCATCACTCGGAAGCTGATCATCAATGACGACCTGGCCACAGTGAAACGGCTGGTGTCCCGGCTTGGCAGGGCTTCGAGACGGACGCACGCCAAGTTCGTATGGAATCTGCTCACGTCCAATCCGACGTGTATTGACGGCACGAATCTGTTCACATCCGGGCACGGGAATCTGACAACGGACGCCATGTCCTATGCGTCTGTCACGGCGGCATATCTGGCCCTTGCGGGCATGAAGGAAAAAGGGACGAACGAACCGCTGGGTACTTTGGATGATGGTAATGTGAAACCCACATTGGTCTATCATATCAACGAGATGGTGACGGGTGAGAAGATCGTGAACGAGCCGGAATATTTCTCCTCGAACGATCTGACGACAAAGACGCCGAATCCCATGAAAGGCAAGATCAGCGGGGCGCATATCAGCTTCCTGGCGGACACGAACAAATGGTGGCTGCTGCTGCCGCCCACGATGTTTGACTTTATGGAGATGGGCTATCTGAACGGGCGTCAGGAACCGGAAATGTTTCTTGCCGATTCTCCCCAGAACGAAATCGTGTTCAAGCAGGATCGGATTCGCTACAAAATCCGCCATGAATATGGCGGCACGGTGATTGACTATCGCTCGGCATATCAGGGCGGATCAGACTCATAGCATTTTTTTTCAAGTGAAATGAGAAAAACGGAGGGCTGAAAAAATGGCAGCATATTGGAGAGATAAGGAATCCCGGTTCGGAGGGCAGAACGGTGAGACGACTGCGCTTTCCGAGGGCGAAGCCGTGTGCATCAAGACCGGAAAAATTAAGAAGGCAAAAAACGGAGATGCAACGCTCCGACCGCCCCGTGGCATTGTCGGCAAGGGCGGAGCGGCTGACGAGAACGTGGAAGTCGTCACGCGTGGGCGGCTTGGCGGTCTGACCGCTGCTGCACCTGGCAGTAAACTCTACCTGGGGACCACAGCCGGAACGATCACCACCACCTGCCCGGACAGTACGAGCTACTGTGAAATGGGCGTGTACGTGACCGATCTGGCAGGAAATACGACAACAACTGAGGCTCTGATTGACTGCCTCAGTTTCGAGGAAGCGGCAAATGACTCTGAGGATTAACGACATCCTCACCGCCCTGGATGATCTCGTTCCGGGGGAACATGCCGCATCCGAGGCGGACGTGATCAGCATGAAAACTCGTGCTGCTGGAATGGCTGTGTCCCGATATTCCAAGGACCGCCCGCGTCGGCTTGTGGCGGACGTGGACGGCGTGACAGATGCGGAAAGCTACAGCCTTGCCGATCTGGCATCGTGGGCAGACGGATTCTCGTCTGTCACGAAAGTGGAATACCCGATCGGAACGCCGCTGAATTCCCAGGACTGGAGCGTGTACGAAGGCACGTCGGAGCAGTTCCTCAGCTTCGAGTATGACGAGCCTGAGGATGACGAACAGTTCCGCGTGCATTACACCGGGATGCACATTGCCACATCAGAAACCGGGACGATCACCGCACCGGATGACGAGGCTGTGATACGGATGGCCGCTTCTCATTTCTGCGAGGCTCTGGCCGCCCTGTATGCCCTGAACACGGATTCCACGATCATGTCCGACAGCGTGGATCACAGGAGCCAGGCGGATTATTTCCTTCGCCTGGCACGCCAGCATGGCAGCGCATATGAGCGGCACATGGGACTGGCCAAGGATTCTCCGCTGTCCGCTGCCGTGGGCGTGAAGGACTTCGATCCACGGGGATCGGATAATCGGCATCGGCTGACGCATCGGGAGAGATGGCGATGAGCATCCGTGCGGATTTCGACATATCTGAGATTTCCAGATTGTCACGTCTGTATCCTGACGTGGCGAAAGAGGAGATTGAGAACGCTCTGGATATTGTCGTATCCCGTGTGTCTTCTGAGATCGCAGCCGCAACGCCCGCGGGCGTGGGAGGGGCAGCCGGTCTCCGAGGTTCTATTTTCGGAGAAGTCCGAACAATGGGAAGCACGATCACCGGCACAGTCGGCACGCCTGTGGAATACGGCATTGTCGTGGAGATGGGGCGGAAGCCCGGAAAGTTCCCGCCCATTGCGCCCATAGAACTGTGGGTGCGCCGAATCCTCGGTGTGCCTGCGGGACAGGCCCGCGGTGTGGCGTTCGTCGTGGCCCGAAAAATAGCGGAACACGGCACAGAAGGGGCCTGGATGTTCCGGGACACATGGGAACGCCTGGAGCCGTGGGCACGGGGCGTGATGGACAATATCCCCGCTAACATCATCAGGAGAGTCACAAGTGGCACTTAGCAATATCGTTGATGCCATCGCAGGCATCCTGGAAACAGTGGATGGCGTGGGCCGAGTCCACAAATACCAACGTTTTGCCGCAAAATGGAATGATGTTTTGGACAAGTTCCGGGATGCGGACGGAAGATACAATGCGTGGATGATCTCACGCCCCAAAATGCTGAGACGCTCTCAGACGCTCGGAGAGCTTGAAATTCTGCATGCGATCCGAATCGAAGGGATATATAGCCATAACGATTCGGGAGCGTCAGAGACGGCCTTTCAGGGCGTCGTGGACGCCATTGCGGATACATTCCTCAGCTATGACGATCTGAACGGAGCATGCCTTACGACTGAACCTGATTGGGGGCCGCTGGAAGGCCACCGAGGAATACAACTTGAAAACGCCGAAATTCGCATGTTCGGGGGCACTTTGTGCCATTATTGCGATTTGCGGCTGAGTGTTTTGGAAAGGAGGATAGGGTGAGATACAGAAACATTGGCCCGGATTTTGTAATGCCGGACGGCTCGAGATTCAAGCGTGGCCGGGAGTATGACGAATCGAAAATCCCGGCCACGAACAGGCATTGGTTTGAGCCTGTCGAGGATCCACCGGCGAAAAAGGAACATAAAAAATCGGTG